GTAAGCCTTGGTGTATTGGTGCAGATTTGGACCATAAAGACTTTGGTTATCATTTCCATAGCAAAGTCGGTGAGAATTACCATGATTATGACAAGTCTGCATGGGATTGGACTGTAAATAGTTTGGATGTTGACTTCCTAGATCTGTATTTCACCGAGCTTTACGGTGGTGATTCGCTTGAGCGGGTTGTGTTCCTTTCGACCTTTGGTCGGGGAGCCAACTGTGTGTTTGTGTTGCCTAAGGAGGCTTATCAACAAAATTTTGTTGGTCTCTTAAAATCTGGATGGGCCCTTACTTTACATGCCAACAGTGTGTTGCAAGTTGCCTACCAGATGGGCTACAACGTTTCTAAAGCGGATACTGCCGTAAGAGGTCAAGAGGCCGATCGCATCCCTGCCATGCTCGCGTTAGGGGATGATGCGGTAGTTCACGGTGATGAGAAAATTGATGAGGCCATCTACAAGAAGTTCTGGTTGGACCGGGGAAAGAGCATATCCACCGGGGAAAAATCTTTTTGCTCCAGAAAGTTGGTTTGGTGGAATGGTTTTCCTATTCTTCAAAATGTGAATTTTGATAAGAGTGTGTTTAACTTCCTTCACCAGCGCGATCCAGAAGTGCGCTCTCAGGCAGCCCAAAGTATGATACACAACTTTTGCTTTGCGAAAGAGGAAGTGGTGAGTCGTATGTTGGAGGTTCTGTCGAAGGAGGGCATTGTTGATGCTGAGGTCGAGCGTTGGCTGGTTAGGGCCACCGAACAGAGGGTCACGGGCAAGATGGTCGCTGATCTTGTTCCGTTGGACTTCCTGGGTGAATAGATTTAGACCGTGCCATTGTTACTAGAGCGGTTTTCTACGCTTGTAGAAAATGTAACAATGGCATCCACACAAATGCAAAACGCTCTGAATAATACTGTTCCTAAGAAGGCTAAGAAAAAGAAGCTTAAGAAGAACGTCGCTGCTGTAGATATGAGAACTGAGGCTGATAAGGTTACGCGTAAGTTAATTCGTCAAGAATTGGGTTTGCGTGAGGGTATGTCGTTGCGTAATAGTTTTGCTAAGCACATCCCACAGTTAGCCGCGGCGTTGTCAATGCCCAAGGATTATCTGGTTCCCCGTTTTGGGGGTTCCCTGGGCAGTGATCCTACCGCTATTGCTAACCCCTGGGCTAGGTTTGACATAAACTACCCGGCTGCTACCACCACTCTTCCTGATGAGATGAATCCTTCACTTTTCCCACTGTTTACGTTTCGTGATGCGTTGCGATTTTCAATTTTTCCTTACCCCTTGGAGGGACAATCGTTATATCGTACGGATATGACATATTACCCTACGATGGGTCTGGAGACTTTTCCGAAATTTCAATCTGTCATTTGGAGCTCAGGTGAGAAGGTGCATGGGCCCAACTTGTATCCCGGTAGACTAGGACCTAGTGACCAGCATAGAGGAATCCTACTTACCCAGTTTAATAGGCTTATCATTACCATTGATACAGCCCTTTATCCTATAGGTAGCTCCATTTTACTGGTCGTTAAACGCCTAGCCTCCGCACAGTGGGTACCTGTGGCTGAGTACTCAATTCTTGCTGGGGCTGGAGTTGTTAATAGTACTTACACTTGTACTCGCACTGGTTATTATGCTTTTTCGTTTGTTCTACAGAACAGTACCATTCCCTTTCTTAATGCAAATTCGGGATATTTCGTTTTGGACATGGGTGCTATTGGTTTCACCAATACGACATGGGCACAACGATCTCTTCCGCATTTTCAAGATGCTTACCCTTTTGTGGAGGCGGTGTCAATTACTGGCGTTTCCACGATGTACACTAATACGGCTTCTCCTCTGAATCGTCAAGGTCAAATTTGTGGCCTGCAAGTTCCTAAGGGAACTTACTGGCTTCAGTTTACTGACTTTGACACTGTTGCAGAGGATAAGAAGTCCGTTACTAGAGATATTGTGGAGGGTCAGTATGGCTTTCTCAAACCTACGTCGGCAGAAGACTTTAAGATGCGCATCTTTGAGTTTCCTGGTGATCAGGTTAATCAAACGACTGATGTCAGGGGGGAGCAACTCATTTTTAATATTTATCCGGATTCTGATTATTTGCTTACTTTTGGTAACGTTAATGTTGACGCCGGTCGTGTCGGTTATGTCACTTTGGCGGCATCAGTGGAGTATACTACTCTTAATCAGTGGATATCTGTTAAACGTGGGTCTATCTCCGAGTCTGAATTGAATGAAGCTCTAGAAGTTCTCTCAGGCCTCCCACAATGGCATACTAATGATTTGCATTGGGATGACATTTGGTCGTGGATTAAGGATACAGCTAAGGATGTTTGGAATGGCATTAAGGAGATAGCTCCGATTGCTGCTGCTGCTGCGCCGTTGTTTTTATAGGAACAGCACGCAGACCTTGTTCAGGCTGCGAGCAAGGCCATGCGTAAGAAGGAGAAGAAAGCGGCCAAGGATGAAAACTCCTCTCCTTCTAAGAAAACCCTCGTCAAGGATAAGACATTAAAAACCAAGGTTAAGAAATGACCTTTTCATTTCTCGTCCAGTTGCGTTCAACTGGCATTAGCATGCTGGTGTTAAGCATGCAGCCTTCCCAGAGGCTTTCCCGTTTTGGGCGGGGGCTTTATCTATCCAACCCCAGTTGTCATGGTGTATCACTCATAATTATGTTTGACCACCAAGGCCGACTTATACTTGTAGTGGTATGGGTGAGGTGCTTTACATAGTCCTATGTTTCGGCTCACTTTTAGTCCATTTGCATTTAAGATAAACCCCCCGGCTGGG